CCAGGTGTTGATGACGTTCCCCCGATTGTCCATGATCGACTGGTTGAAGTTGAGACCATTAAGGTTAAACGCCATAGTAGATACACCCAGAGCAGCAAACCAAATACCAACAACGGGCCAGGCAGCCAGGAAGAAGTGAAGAGAGCGAGAGTTATTGAAAGAAGCATACTGGAAAATGAGACGCCCAAAATAACCATGTGCTGCCACAATGTTATACGTCTCTTCCTCTTGGCCAAACTTGTAGCCGTAATTCTGGCTAACTTCTTCTGTCGTTTCACGGATCAAAGACGAAGTGACAAGGCTTCCGTGCATTGCACTGAAGAGTGATCCGCCGAATACACCAACAACACCAAGCATATGAAAGGGATGCATGAGAATGTTGTGTTCAGCTTGGAAGACAAACATGTAATTGAACGTCCCTGAAATGCCGAGAGGCATAGCGTCAGAGAACGATCCTTGCCCAAAGGGATAGACAAGGAATACTGCTGTAGCGGCAGCAACGGGTGCGGAGTATGCAACAAAGATCCAGGGCCTCATTCCTAGTCGATAGCTAAGTTCCCACTCTCGTCCCAGGTAAGCATAGACACCAATGAGGAAGTGGAAGACCGTAAGCTGGAAAGGACCCCCATTGTAGAGCCATTCGTCAAGTGAATTAGCTTCCCAAATTGGGTAGAGGTGTAGTCCGATGGCATTGCTGCTCGGAATGACGGCTCCCGATATGATGTTGTTTCCATAGAGAAGACTTCCAGCAACAGGTTCACGGATGCCATCAATGTCTACAGGAGGTGCAGCAATGAAGGCAACGATAAAGCAAATAGTAGCGGCCAACAGTGTGGGGATCATCAGAACCCCAAAGTGACCAATATAAAGACGGTTCTGGGTAGAGGTTACCCAATTCAAATAAGAGTCCCAAGGGTTAACTCGGGACTCGGGAGCTGCAAGTGTAGCAACCATGAGATGTAGTTAGTTGAGTCGTGTTACTTTGACTCGTCCAACACCAGAGGCAGTGAGACCGATAGCATCAGCCGCACCTTTACTGAGATCAATTTCCCTACCATGAATGTAGGGACCGCGATCATTGACCACCACTACGGCACACCGTTGGAAACAAACACGAAGCTTGGTACCAAAGGGGAGTGTCTTGTGAGCTGCAGTAAGGCCGTTTTGATTGTATCGTGATCCGCTAGCAGTAAGACGACCATCAAAGCCGGGTCCATACCAAGAGGAGATCACTGACAGAGTTGTTAGAAGAGGAATCATGATAAGAATGCAAGGAACTTTCTTATCTCCGTCTACACGTTAAGGCTGTCCACCACTCGCAGGAGGGACAGCCATTCGCTATTCGCAAATAGCGATTACCAAATACCAGGGATGATCTGACCAGTCAACGCGTAAGCGCCAAGAGCAGCCATGATACTAAGCATAGCAAGGCGACCGTTGAGGAGTTCAGCACGTTGGTTGTGGGGGGTGTAGTTCTCGTCCATGTAGATAGGGGGTTCGTTAGCGAAGATGTTCTGTTGGTCGTATTCGTTGGTGGTAACGGTCATTGCTTAGTATTGAATGTTAGAACGTTCAAGTTTGTCAAAGACATCCTGTCGATAAGCAGGGTCAGCTTCGTAGCGAGGATCATTCATGGCACGGACTACTTCAGCTTGAGAGCGGAACGCATCCACGCTGTTAGCTGCTGCCTTTCCACTAAGAACCCGTCCTTCATAGCCAACAGCATTCTCGTATTCACGCTGCAGACCTGCGACAGCAAGCTGGATAGCTTGAACCTGACCAGACTCCACCACACTATCGAAGGCTTGGACATAATCGGGAGGTAGGTTCTCTGCTGCCCACTGAACGAGGCTTGAGTAAGCTTGTTCACCACCAACACTGTTCTGAATGAAGTTCACCTCACGCTCACTAAGGTCAGCAACCTGTGCTGCTTCTTGTTGAGGTTGGTTAGCTTGCAGTGCCATGTAGGACTCTACAAGATCACGACTAGACATCTCAGAGAAACGACTAAGTGTCTCCTCACTGAGTTGACCACCGTTCTCGTAGTATTCAGCTGATGCTTGCTGGATTAGCTCAGCACCAGCAGGCAGCTCATACTCTTCATCGACTTGCTCGGTGTCTTGCTCAGGTTCTTCATCGACTTGCTCAGAGTCTTGGCTTCCGAGTTTCTTCTGGAGTTCCATATAGGCTCTCTCCAGTTCTTCTGCATCACGGTACTTGCCAGCAAGAAGACGCTCTTGTTCCTGTGCAAGTTCTTCTCCAACTGCTAGAGACTCTAGCTCTTCAGCACTGAACTCTTCATCAGCAGCTTCAGTTGGATCATACGTCAGTTGATTTGCCATAGGTGGTTTCGACATTAAGGTTTCCAAGGCCAACAGTATTCACGACATCCTTACACTTAGCAGGACCGATCAACGTTTTCCTTGCGTATTTGTTCTCAGCTCCAGAGGTGTCAGGCTTACTGACTGGGGGGAGCTTGCTCTTGGGCGGCCTGATTGGCTTGTGGGTTTCCATTGAGGTTAGGGTTCTTAGAAGGATCCATCATCGGAGCACCAGCCAGCTGACCTGCCTGATCGACAAGCGATTGCTGTGCGGAACGCTGCATCTGTTGTTGCTGATCCTGTTGCATCTGTTCAGCAGACTTAACAAGGTTCAGGACATCAATGCCCTGTGCAGCAGCAAGGCGTTTGATAGCTTCGGTGGGATCAATATATTTCATCAGCGACTCAGGTCCCAGGGTTTGAGCAATGAGAGTGATGAACTGTGTCAGCGATTCTCTGTCTTGACCACGACCAAGTGCGTTAACACCAGCAACGATCTGTGGACGTACAAGATCCTTAGGAATCTTGGGCAGCTCATTGTCACGCTGAAGGACAAGGAGTGTGCGGTTGAGATACGGGACAAGGAACTCAACAGTCAACAGGGAGAATAGTCCACCAAGTTGTTGTTCAAGTTCCATTTGAGTGAGGCGTACCTCTTCAGCTGTAGTGCGTTCGGACTGCCGTACATTCAATACGAGGAATGCTTCGGCAAGACGCCGCTCAATGGTGCTTGCCATCTCAGCAGCAGTACGGAAGTCAGCAGTCTTACCAACTTGGATAACACCGATGTCTTCAGGCCTGCCCTGAACGATCGCACCGTTGCCTGCTTGAGCCAGGGTTTGAGGTTTGGTAGTGCTTGAGGGCGATACCACGAAGACAACCTTAGCGGCTGCTGCAGAGCCTTCTACGAGTGCCTGAGAGAGCCCCTCAAGAGACCGTAAGTCTCCAAGGAATTCCTCCACTCGACCACGACCATAGTCTTCTCCATCAACTGTGTTGAAACGGAGGACGAGCCACGGACTAGCATTCTTAGGAGCAGTGGATCGGCTGTTAGGAATGATCTTATCGAGCACTTCCTGATGCCAGACCCAGCGACCGTTATCTAGTCGGACGTAGGTGTATACCTCAACGTCGTCATCATCTGCACCTGTCTTGTAGCCATCATCCCCAGGTGCGTTGGGGTTTGGTTCGGGCAGTACATCACCAAGTATCTTCCGTGAGATCAGTTCCTTTGTGACAATCTCTAAGACGTTGCCATTACCATCCCGATTAACCACATAGCGGTTAAGGGGGAAGTTCTTCAGGCCATCTTTACCCATGTAGATGAGGGCGTTGCCGCTAACAATCAAATGTTTGACTGCTTGGTGGACAACGACTCGATCGCTAGATCCATTGATGTAATCCATCACCATCCTCTCCATCTTGGAGAAGGATAGGTCTAGTTCACTTCTGACTTGAGCTGGGATCTCTTCTCCTAGCTTGTCATCACGGATCTGAAACTTAAAGAAGGTGGTCTGAGGAGGCAGCAACGCAAGCATTAACTTAGATGCGAGTGTGACTACCGACTTTGCACCAACACTCTGCCAAGGAGTGGAGAGCTTCTTCCAGTTTTGGGTATTCGTATCATCTTGTACGAGATACGGCAGCGTCAGCTTTGAGCATTCAACTGCCGTGTCTAGGAACTCATTACGGTTACTGGTGAGCTGCGTGTAGCGATCACGAGCTTTCATTAGCCTTGATTAAGACCTCCACGGCTACCCGTTAACGGGATTCGCAGTGAAGAAGTACCTTTAGACATCATGCCTGCCTCTTCCCGACGACTCTCCTTGGTCTTCAGGATTGGCTCTGCATCAGCTGGTTGTACAGGAGCTGGAGCAGGCGGTGGAGGAGCAGGCGGCGGGGGTGGTTTAGGAGCAGGCATCAACGGTGGTGGGTCAGGCGGTTTCGGTGCAGATCCAAAGCACATTAGATTTCATCCAGTTTTTGTTTGAGGAAAGCGACCACACTGGCTTGACCAGCACGGTACATGATGTTCTCGATATTATCTTTGGGTGTGACAGGCTGCCATTCAAAGTAGTCTTCAACTTCCTTGATGATCTGGTCTAACCTGTCGTTGTGGAGCCTAAGCGTATTCAGAGAGATAGATGATTGCATTTTGTAGGGTGGCAATGTTGTCGTGCGCTTTACCTAGCATCAAGTTG